TTATCTGAATTTGATAAGCGTTTAATTGTGGTAGAAGAAACATCGGCCAAAACCAATGACTATACCCGTGATATTAAGAATGATATTAAAACTGATATTCGTAAACTGGAAAAGATTGTTGAGCAAGTTGAACGGGACAATAAACAATTATCTCGTGAGGTTGACCAAGATATTCGTGTTTTACGAAAAGAGATTGATAGTAAGATTCAGAAAGCTTTGGACAATCCATTAGCCAAGTGAAATGATAATAGAAATTCCATCTATTTGTAAAGTAAAAAAGTGTGAGCGACCAGCTCAAGTGTATTCTGCTAAAAATATGAATAGTATTGGTAAGAATCATTATTTGAAAACCTGTTGCCGACACACTTTTAAAGACCTAAATAAGTAATGGCAATAATTCATCCAATAGATTTTTGGGTATATCTTATACTCAATCTTTGGTTTTTTCCACACACACTTCTAAAACACACAAATGAACGAACTAATTTATGTCCTAGTGACAACTCATCTAACAATCATCGCCGTAACACTATATCTACATCGTAGTCAAACTCACCTATCTGTTACATTTCATCCAGCAGTAAATCACTTCTTTCGTTTTTGGTTATGGTTAACCACAGGTATGGTTACAAAAGAATGGGTCGCAATTCATCGTAAACACCATGGCATGACTGACCAAAAAGGTGATCCACATTCACCACAATTTTTTGGTATCTGGAAAGTTTTGTTTGGTGGCGCTCTGTTGTATAACACAGCAGCCAAAGATAAATTAATGGTTAATGCTTTTGGTAAAGGTACACCAGATGATAACATTGAAAAAAACTTATATACACCCTTCAATTATTTGGGTATCTTTATTTACTTTTCAATTTGTTTATATTTGTTTGGTGCTTGGGGTATTTTAGTTTGGGCAATACAAATGTTATGGATTCCGTTTTGGGCTGCTGGTGTAGTCAATGGAATAGGTCACTATTGGGGGTATAGAAATGTTGAAACAAGAGAATCATCTAGAAATATTTTCCCTATTGGTCTTATTATTGGTGGCGAAGAGCTTCATAATAATCACCATGCTGATGCTGGTTCTGCCAAACTTAGTAGAAAATGGTTTGAAATAGATGCAGGTTGGTTCTATATTAAACTACTAGAAAAATTTAAATTGGCTAAACTAAGCGTTAAATGAAGAACCACAACCACAAGTTGATTTAGCATTTGGATTGGTAATTACAAATTGTGAATTGAATTTTTCTTCTTTGTAATCCAATGTTGCACCTTGAAGATACTGAGATGATATTATATCAACAACTACTTTGATGCCATCATTTTCAATGACAAAATCATCTTCAGCAATTTCTTCATCAAATGTAAATCCATATTGATAGCCAGAACAACCTCCACCTTGAACAAACATTCTCAATACACCATTAGGTAGTTTTTCTTCTACCAATAAATCTCTTACTTTGTTTATTGCATTACTCGTTACTTGAATCATTTTTAAATTTTTATCCAATGGTTCTCTTTAAAATTGATACCATCTACTCTAAGATTTTCAATTCCTTTTTCTGTAAGTAAATCAAAAGCCATTGTTATTCTAACGCCTTCTTGAACTTTGGAAGTACCATGTTCCAACCAACTAGGAAACAAAGTTAATTTTCCTGGAATATTTTTTGAAAGATGTTTTTCTTCGGTGTTATATCTATGACAATAATATGTATAACTTTTTGGTGTTGGTTTTATTACCAAATGACCACTCAAAAATGAATAATTATTGGTACTATGTTGATGTTTTGTCATCTCTTGATTTTCTCGCATCACATTAGCCCAACATTGACCATAGACGGTATCGTTGAAATCATTTATACCTATATTAGGTAAAAATACATTTATTGATTGTTTAATTTTTTCTTTTAAATAATCTAATTCAGAAAATTTAAAAAAATTAACGGAAGAAAATCTGGAAGTTAAACTATCTGGCCCAAGGCCAGTATTACCATCAATTGAACTAGGAAAATCTTTTATGATTTCTGGTTCTTTTTTTAAGATAAAATCTTTTAAAGATTCAATATATTCATAATCTAGTGATTCAAATTCTAAAATGTGATACTCAAAAATTGGACTAAATGGAGTGATAGAAACTTTATTTTTAAAAGTTATAATATCATATTTCATCATTCTTTAATTTTTGTCTGTTGCTGTTCAATACGTTTAAATTCTTCATCTTCAGCAATTGCATCATCAATTTCTTTTGGTTCTGGTGGTTCAGCACCAGTGCATGAACCTCCATTACTAAACCATAACTCCATGGCTCTCTTACGATATTCTTCTAAATCGGATGTCATCTGCCTCTACCTGCCTTTCGCATTACAGTCATTTTAGGAACAAATGTTTGTTTTGGTTTAGGTGTAGATGGAGTTTTTGATTTAGGAATGGTGTGAATCTCAATTGGTGGAACTCCACCTTTTGTCTTTGGTTGTGTCATAATATCTCCTTGTTGGTTGCGGATCCTGGAGTCGAACCGGGAACTGAGGATTATGAGTCCTCTGTGATACCTTTTCACCAACCCGCTATAATTATATATCTAAAAAACTAAAATGACTTTTTTGTATTTTGAAATAGTAGGAAAAAATTTCGGAGGCTCCGACTGGCCAACCTTTTTAGTAAATCCAAATCACTTCTGTAATAGGCACGACATAAGTTTCATTTTCAATCTTGGTGGCCTTGTTCCAATTTAGTAAAACAGTATCACCAATATTTACTTCTTCTACTTTATTACCGATTGCAATTACTTCAGCCTTATCAGGTTCATCAGCTGATTTTAAAATGATGCCAGAATGAGTAGCCTTGGCAGCTGCAATGCGAATAACAATAATATTATCTCTAGTGGGTTTCATAATTTATCTTTCATTTGATTTGGTGCCCCAACCTGGAATTGAACCAAGATTTGATGATTACAAGTCAACTGTAATAGCCTTTATACTATTGGGGCTTTCTTGCAATTGCGTTTCTAATTTTTGCTTTGATTTTTGGTTTACTCGTTTCATCTAACATCTTTGTTAGTTGAGCAAGATTTAATGGACCTAATCTTGGTTTACCATTTTTGGTTAACATTGGATTTTTCTTTTTTGATTTTGAAACTGCCATGATATAGTCCTTAAAGAATTTGGAGCGGTGCCACTGCTATGCTCAGGTAATATAAGAGGGTGTCTTATATCGTGCTATCACTCACCGCATGAAACAATTATAACATTATATAGGCTGATTGTCAATGGTTATTTGTGGTATATTTTTCCAACCTAAAGGTTCTGTTTCAATTTCTGTATCTGGATTATTGACACCTTCAAATATTTCCCAAAGTTTTTCTTTAATAGCAAATTTGGTAAATAAACCGGCTTCATATCCGTGTGCTTCTATTTCCCAAGGTTGAACCCAATAATCAACTGTATCTGAATCAACTCTTTCGCCTTTCCAACGAGTTAATTTCTCATTGGTTTCACCATAAACATATTGCTTAATGTGAACAAATTCATGTGCCAAAGTTTTGAGAATATCATAAGCAGAAATACCAGAATGTAATTCAATTTCAAATTCTCTTGGTTTGCCACTATTGTTATATTCTTCAACCGAAGCATAACCATAAGCAGGTATATTTTTACTAAACTTTATCCGAACAAAAATGTTCTCTAACATCTTTTCAGATATTAATTCTTTTGCGTAAAATTGAGCAGCTCGTCTTACAAACGGCCGAAAGCGTTTCTTATCGGGACATCCGACTATACTGAGTTGCATCTGAGGTTTCTCCTGTGAAAACCAACTAACACTTCTCAAATATTTAGGTACTATCTATTTTTCACCAGGTGAAATTTGTTCTACTGATATACCACAATGATTTAAGAAGTCTATGCCGATGGTATCTCGATATGAATTACGATAATATACCTTTTTAATACCAGCGGTATAGACTTGTTTTGCACAATCAATACAAGGAGCATGGGTCAGGAACATCGTGGAACCATCTCCAGATTCGGTGCCTTTGGCCAGTTTAGCGATGGCATTAGCCTCTGCGTGAATCACTTCCTGTTTGGTTTTTAGGCGGCCAACGGCACCATCTTCTTCTTTAAAGACCCACCTGTCATTTTTGTATTTTTCTGGTATATTACCAATAAAATACTCTTTTTCTTCACATTCATTGGTCCATCCGGCAGGCATACCATTATAACCAATTGATATAATCCTATCATCTTTGACAATAATGGCACCAACCTGTAATCGTTTTGCGGATGACAATTTAGCAAATCGGTTTGCTACATCCATATAAGCGTCAATAAATTTTTGTTTCATCACCAAGAACCATCATCAAACCAGATACGAATTGTAATAGGTAATAGTTCTAAAACAAACGCATCAGTTTCCCAAGCTTCATTCGTTTTGAAGTATGCACAATTTAATCTCCAATGAAATGGATTTAATTTTAATGTAATATTACAACCAGAATATTTTAACCAATTCATTTTAAGATTTCTGCCATAGGTTCTGGAATATTAAACTGACTACGAAGATATTTGTCTTTTAACATTTCTGGAATGATTGTGTGTGGTTCTTCTAAAATAAATGGACAAGGTCCGTTCCATTTATTAGTAGCCAAAAATGTTTTAAATATCTCTATATCTTTTTTACTCTTTGGATCAAATTTTCTTTTTTGATTTTGCATCAATTGATAGTTTGTAAGAATAGTCATTTCACATACTCCACATTATCTTTACGCATATAATGAATCACCTGTGTTTCACCAGTAGGTATACTTTTAACCACGGGAATAAAAGTTATACCCTCAATTTCTTTGGCTACCCAATTTGAATAGGTGTAATAAATGTCCGAGTTTGTTTTTGAACGAACTTTTTTGAGGATGGCTTTATCACCAGTGGTACTGGCAATATAACCTGGTCTTAGATTTTTTTTCATGATATAATTATAACTCAAAATAGGGGGTCTGTCAAGAGCCCCCTATATGTTTACCGACTTTTTGGATAATTCAACTGTTCCCATTCCTCATCGGTTACGGGCCACCAGTTCATTATTCACTCTTTTCTTTAATGGTAATCTTTTTAATGGTATCTTGAGCCTGCACAAGATTTTCTAACCATACACGCAACATACCATTCATCATCTCAGCTTGACCAATTTCAATCTTGTCAGCCAATGTAAATGAACGTGTAAAGTTACGGTTAGCGATTCCTTTAAAGAGGAAATTTTCTTCTTCTTTAAGTTCATCTTCTTTTGCAGCACCTTTGATAACTAATTTATTACCTTCAAGAGTTACTTCAATATCAGATTTAGCAAAACCAGCAACTGCCATTTCAATGACATACTTGTTTTTGCTTACTTGTTTGATATTGTATGGGGGATACGATGGTACATTCTTAGTTACATTTTTGGTAACTTCTTCAATGTCTTTGAAGAATTTATCGTAACCAACGGTGAATGGATCCAGCGTTTTGTGAAAGTCAAATAGACTTGGTAATAGACTTGTAGTCATGTTTATGTGCTCCTTAGTTAAGCGAGTTAATCAAAAATTGCGGTCTCATTGAGCCCCGCACCATTAGTATACTATTATTTATACAACTTGTCAATAGTCCTGTGTTTTCTTACCAATATTATATTTTGGTACTAATTGCCAGTCATCCTTCTCTTTATGGGAAAGAATCTTAATCTGGCTGAGGAATATTGGTGGTGGGTTTTCAATCTGTTGTTTTCGGACAACAGTTACCAGACCCCAATCTTCCAATAGCTTTACTATGGCATTCCTACGGGACAAGTCATTTTCGGTAATATCGGTTGGTTTACCATCTAAGGCAAACAACTCTTTAAAGTGGACAATATAGTATTGACCTCTTTTGTGTAGTATATGACACGATTGGAATAAAGTTTGGTCTTTCTTTGAAGCCACTCCAATGCGTGTAAGTGTTTCACGGACTTTGAGAAAATCATCATTCTCATTCAAAGTCACTTCAACTAAATCAGTAATGTTAATCATATTCCGCCTTTATCTGTTCTTCTTTTTATTTCAGCGATTTGGTCATCATTAAGAATTCGTAAAGCTTCCTTAGCCTTCTGGTTAGAGTAACCGAAGTAGGTTTTTACGCAATCTATGTTCTTATCGGTCTCTGTTTTCTGCCACGGTTGAAATTTCCGTTTCATTGACCTGATGGTATTTAGAAGATATTGATATTGTAAGTCTTTTTCCAACTCTGGATAAAGGTTCATTTCGTTGGCATATAGGACACAATCCATATGATATGACAAGGCACGGTTGACCACAAAAGGTGTATAGTCTTTTGCATCAATATCATCATGTATTACAGACTTCTTAGTTTGAAGTATTGAGGGTATAATTTCTTTAAATAAATCAGGCATTATACAATCCAATCATTAATTCGTTTAACAAAACCTAAAGCCATTAATTCTTCAGAAGAACCAACAAACATATAATCATCATTGCTTAATTTATTTCCGCCTTGTTGAAAATAAAAAACACCTGGTCCATTTTTAACATATTCATTAAAATCCGAACTGTTCCACCAAACAAGAAGGCTTTTGTCCTCTTGTTTATTAATACCAAAAAATATAACTCTTTGATTATCTTTTTCAACAGAAAGGTGATTGATGTAGTAAACATTATCTTTTTTATTTCCACCAAGACTAAACTTTATTTCTGTTTTATATCCATCAATCACACGGTCATGGCCAGAATTAACTTTCTTTTTTACTATAGAACCTTTTTGTTCCATATATTTTTTGACAAACTTTTCACCAAAACTTCCTTTAGATGCATTATGTAAAAAAGTATAACCTTCAAAAGGTGTTCCTTTCCAAGGATCATTTGTTTTTAATTTAATAAACTCAGATAATTCTCCGTCTAAAAAAATATTATGAAACATTATTTCATTTACATTAAATTCAGACATATCAATATCCAGATACGGTATACTTTTGTAATTCAGCCATTTCTTGTTCAGTCATTTTTCTAACTGGTTTTAAAGCTTCTTGTTCTCTATCAATCAGAACCATGTTACGACCATCTTTGGTTGTGTAGTTTCTTGTTTTAAAGTTTTTAGGTTCTACTCTGAAAATCCAGCCAGCCCACTTATCTTGATGCCGTGGAGGCGGTACTGAAACAAAATAAAGAACATCAACTGACCTACATTTGTTTAATTGATTTGGTTTAAATGTAAAAGCATTTTGCATAATAAAAGGCACTTGAGTTTTGACCTCAACCTTTTTATCGTCAACCAATAAATCTTTTTCTGAATCAAATTTATCAACAGAAGTTTTAATCTTACAACCTTCTTCACTCAACATATTAATGATAATTTTTTCTCCAGCTAAACCGAGTTCATTCATCATTTCTTCTTTAGTCATATTTTTCATTTGAACTCACAATCTTTTATTCTAGAAAAATCACACTTATTAAAATCACCCATATAATATATTTTACAAAACTCAAACAGTTCTTCTTCAGTTAAATTTGGTAATGTTTTCAACTCAAAAAATTTTTTAATATTATTATATATTTCTAAAAGAGAAAGACCAATATAATTTTTATAATGTTTATTTAATGTACTTTCTAATGGCCACATCCAACTAACTTCATTTTTGATGTTCTCATTCATAATTTTAAAAGCTTTTAAGAAAGCAACTTCTAAATGTTCAGGACCTTCAAAGTTGTCGGCTAAAAATGTATCACATTTACCCTTAAAATCAAAAGCATCCATGTGTATAACTTCAATTTTATCCAAAATATCTGGATTAAATTTTTTATGATAATCAATTATGAACTTATTTTTTTCAATGACAGTTATTTTTTCAACTTCTTTTTTTGATAATAACCAGTTTTCTCTTAATAAAAATCCCATTCCTGTACATATACAATGTCCTCTAGCTAATTTATAATGTGAATACATATTAAAAACTTCAAAGAGGTTTGAATTTAAACACATCCATCGTGAGTTATTCTGTAAATATAAAAATGCTGAAGGAGAATTTTTATCACTTTCTATAAATTTTACTTCATTATTGTCTTGTTTATATGGCACAATATTAGGCCTCACGAAACCCAAATCACTCAAAAATTTTTCATCTAATAATTTCATTTGAATTCACAATCTACCATGATTTCGGTTAAACAAGCAATGAGATTAATTTCGGAGTCAGCAACAAAGGCGGCCTGATATTGATACTTAGCAAGAATTAAAACCAGCTGTGGAACAGCTTGTGGTTTTAACGATTCATATAGACTGTCGTATAATTTACGGAAGATTCTGGCTGGGTCGTTATCAAGATTGTTAGTGACCCATTTCCTGGCTGAGGCGAAGTCTTTTTCTTTGAGGGCTCTAAGTAAATCAGCAAGTTGTATATCACTAACACTAGAAAGAATACCTTTATCAATTGTGCCAGCAGCCGAATATCGTTGAAGTTCGTTAAGAATTCTACGATTGTCTGGAAAGTGTTTTGTGATAACAGCTGCGACCACTTCTTTGTCGTATGTAACTCCTTCTTGTGAAAGGATGTTTTCAACCCGTTTAAAAAGTTGTGCAGCCAGTTTTGGCTTAGAGCCGTTAATTTTAAAATCGATAACAGAACAACGGGAATGGATCGGATCGATGATACGATTTTTGAAATTGCAAGTGAAGATGAATGAGCAGTTTGATGCAAATTCTTCAATGGCTCCCCGTAGAGCAGGTTGAGTTGAATTAGGATTGAGATAATCAGCCTCATCAATGATGACAACTTTTCTGCCACCCATAAGAGAAACTGATGAAGCATAGTTTTTAATTTTGTTACGAAGGACATCAATGCCAGACTCATCAGAGCCATTGATGATAATGTAATCGCAACCAACCTCATTACACAATGCTTTAGCAACTGTTGTTTTTCCAACACCTGCCGTACCAGATAAAAGAAGATTTGGTATTTCTTTTCTCTTAACGAACTCCTGAAAA